CTTTTTGTATAATTTTTAAAAAATTAGTTATAATAAGAAAACATTAAATCTAAATTAGATTTATTCATTTATTTTTATCAATATTAACCAAATTTGGAGATTTACGGAAATGGAGCACCACAATCGTTTTGCCAACCAAATCTGTGGCAAGTTGTTCATTATCATTAGATATAGAAATATCCACAGTATTCATATATAAAGTATCTGAATTATTTAATGCAACATAAGTTCTTTCAGTTGGTTCAAAATATAATCCAGTTCCTAAATCACGATTACTTGTATCAAAGCGAGGTAAATGATAAAGTATTTTAGATGGACGACCAACACCAGCATTATAAGAGGTCTGTGTGAAATTATCTAATCTAACAAATAAAGAGGCTGTATTAAATAATTCAGAAGCACTATCAGATGTATAAGTAAATTCTTTGGGATCTGTTCCATTTACAGTTCCATTGATACTTGGTGCTAATACTGGTGATTGTTCGAAACCTAACTGTGCTGCCATGTTGGCATTTTGTGTATTAGAATATAAAGTCAATGAGGGAGCAAATATTAACTGGATTGCTCTATTTGTAAATGTATTTATTCCAGTGGCAGATGTAATTCCCTCTGGCGTATATGATGGAACAGCAGTTGGATTTATTGCCATATTATACATATCTCTTGTGTCCAGTTCTAACAATTCACCAAACTCAGAACGGCTTTCCATTCTTGCATAATAATTATTATCTGGATTTCTTATTGACCAATTATTATATGTATTTATATGAGCAGTGTATTCTTCAATGTATAAATTAGTGCTTGTTGGAACAGCTGCTGTCCCAACGATACATATTTTAGGATATAAATTCCATCTCGTTTGACCTATCGGACAAAGTAAATTTTCTTTTTTAGCACCAGCTGCCAAATCTTTTGTGAAATTACAAATATCAACAATTGCTCCTTTACTATCACTATAACTAATATTCAGAATTTCATTCTCTAATGTGAAATTAATACTAACCAAATCAAGTCCTGGGGACTGTGACATATCTAAAATATTCGCGTGTGTAGCACCAGCGTATCCATAATATAAAACCTCTGTTAATGATATTGTTCCATCAACATTTCTTGTTGCTTGATGAACTTTAAGTTTATAATTACCAGCAGCAGCAACTTGTTCATTAGAAACAACTACATCATAATAATTAGCACCAAAAGCAGTTGATACATTACCTAAATTTGTATTATGAGTTGGGTCGTATGGACCAATCCAACCTTTTTCAGCATCTGGATTACCAGCACTATTATCTAATAACATAGCACGGCATAAACCAACTTGGAATGGTCTTGTTCCGTAACCACTACCACCAGTAGCAACATTTCTCATACCTTTTACATTATATTTTAATACTCCACCTTGATGAGATAAAGGAAAACCGTTGATCATATGTTGACAACCTTCTTGTGATTGAACAATACCAGCATTTTTATTAAAAGTAATTCCATCTGGGGCAGCAGTTACTGTTAATGCAGATGCTACATAATCGTAAGCATTTGCCCAATAAGAAACATTATTAAAATGTGATGTATCTTTTTCTAAATTTGTCCCATTATCATTTTGATAAGTTGTAATAACTTTAAAACCTTTATAAGCATTGGTTGTGGCATCTCTATCAATCTCAAATTTTAATAAACCATAAACATCTGGATGAGGCATTCCAATATTACATGATCTTGCCATGATTTCAGCAAATTCCTCCATAGTAACAACTTTTGATGATAAACCTTTTAAATCTGGTGTGCAGAATATAGTTCTATAAATACCAGCATTAGAAGTTGTTTGAGTTAAATGTAAATCTTTACCAAAGAACTCATACCAAGTATCAGATTTTTTAAGAATGATATTTGCTGATTTATTTATCTTAACAGATTGAACAGCCACTTCTGAATTTGGTTCTATCTGTAAAGTTTGTTTTAAAGCATTATGAAAACTGAATGCTGCTTCATAATTGGCAAGACGATTTGTTAAAGTTTCTTCACGAATATTTGAACAAATAACTAATGACATTTTTTATAATTAATATTATATAAAAAAAATATTATATAAATTATAAAATAAAATGGTGAAATCATTAAAAAAAGTTAGTATTTCTGAAATGCCAGAACAACTTGAATTACAATTTGAAGTAAAAACAAATGGTGAAAAAGATCCCAAGTATTCACAGAAGCAAATATTTGAAACACAAAAAAAAGGACCACGAGTTGTTAGGTCAAAAGAATATATTGCCAAAAAAGATGGTGAATTAAAAAAGAAATTAGATGCCAGTTATAAAAAACAAGGAATGTAAATATTACTTTTAGAAATATTCGGATTGGTATAAATAGTATATATATTAGTGCCAATCCGAATATTCTGAAAAGAAGTTTTTATTATTTATTATTTAGATTATGAAATGTGCTGTTCCAAATGATTTCATCCAATCATTAAAAACCTTATACCTATCATATTTTTTATAAGCAATTGGTTTCATACTTTTAGGAATAGTTTTATGTCTTTCAAAATATTTATCATAATCATCTGTGTTAAAGTTATTTTTTCTTCTTCCATATAAATCCATATGTTTTTGTAAATTTTCAATATCATATTTATATTTACAACTTGCTGGTTTATTATTTTTTTTATCTGGTGGAATAACCGTTCTAATCAGAACACCGCCACAAATAATACTGCACATTTTAGCATAGAATACAATGCATTCATGTTTATCAGTTAAATCTGGAATATTTTTACCTCTATATCTAAATACAGTTGTGTATTCTTTCTGAAATAACTCATATGTTTTCGTATCTAATGGTGTTACAACACTTTCATCAATATAACTATTAATCAATGGTGTTTCTAAAAACCCTTCTTTTAATCCAATCATATTTTTAAATTTATTACACAACAAAACTTGTGATTTATCAGCTGTTGATTTCTGAACATTAAAATCATTCTTACCAGATAAATCAGATATAACATTGTCATTATTCTGAAAGAACATATCACACACGGAAAGATGCTTTGGTAATTCATTTGGGTTAGTAAATAAAGAAACATTTTCTTTATCACCTAATTTACTATAAGGTAATTGTATAATTTCATTCTTTCTAATAATCCATTCTGGGAAATGGTTTTTTGGTGGATCGTCTTTTTCATAATAATCTCTTTTACAATATTCAACACCTTCTATTGCATTATCTAATTTATCATGACATTGTTCTGGTGCGAAAGGTAATTCAGTTAAGAATGTGTATGTATCAATATCTTCTTTAAATTCATTAATTTCATTTAAATTTTCTTTAATGTGATATTGTCTAAAATCACTTGATAATTTTTTCATTTCAGAATTTTTTAATTCTCTTTCTTCCATACCTAATTTCAAAAGGTATTCAGAAATTTCAGATATCTGTGGTTGAATATCTACAATAAAACCTCTTGATTTAATAATATTAATAAAATGACCGAATTTATTAGTATCATAACAATCATAATTATATTCAAAACCAGCAAGTAAATTAATGTATTCTTCTGCCAATTGCTTATCAACTGATTTAAACATATCAGCACCATATTTATCTCTGGAAATAATATCATTTTTACAATCCTCAATAGTTTCATATTTATATGATGTAACCATTTTACTTTCAAAATGAAAGAATAATTCTGTAATATTTCTATTTCTTGCTAATTGTTGAACCATTGCTGCTGGTGTAATAGTCATACCTTTATAATAACAGAATACTGGTCTGGTCTTTACACTATCTAAACCATAAATAATCTTTGGTGAAAAGATTACTTTATCGTGTGTGTCTAAATTAATCTCACCAGTGTGATCAGAAGTATAACAAGCACAATCACCGTCTAATCTTGTAATAATATCAGCCATAGTTTTACTATCAGCACAACATAACCATTTAGGTTCTGAATTTAGTTTTTCCATAAAGTTATCAAACTTATTAATTTCAGTTGCTTTGATGCCATTATTATGTTTGTATAAATTATTAATGTATAGATAATTGATATTCCAATTTTTCAATAATAATAAACTATTATCTGAAATATCAGCGTCTGAACAAACAATTAATTCTGATTGTGTTAATACTTTTTTTAATAAATTATAAATAACAACTCTTTTGTTACCCATATTACCACATGTAATAAGATATTCAATTAAGCTATTGAATTCGTCAAGATAAATTGTATAACCCTCAAAGTTTTCAAAATCAGATAATTTAGATAAACTGTCAATTGTAATAACAATATTTTGACCTTCTACACTATCCCATTTTTTATAATTAAAATAATCACGACACTCATTTTCTTTATTTAAATCTTCTTGGATTTCTTCCCAATATTTGCAATCAATACCTTCTGCTTGAAATACTTTGTTTTGTTCTTTTCCAAGTGATATTCTTGATACAATACTGATAAATGGTTTATCATTATTTTTTAGATAATGTTTCATAGATGTTGTTTTACCAGTGCCAGTATCTGATCTGGCAACTAAACATTTATTATCACCAGAAAACTCTTCAACAAAATCATAACCAAGTTTTTTTCTATCAATATTAATAGTTGCTTTTTCTTTATGGCATTCAGTTGGTTTAAATTTAGTGTAACTTAATATAGAATTAGCACCAACAGTTTCTGAATTATTAGCAAGATGCTCTAAACAATAAAGTTCATTATGTTTTACAATATAATTCCATACAACTTTTAGGAATGGTTCATTTGGTTCATATAATTCATATTCTTCATTTTGATAACACCTTTTGAGTGACCATTTAACAAATAAATCATATTTGTCAAGTGTCTTCATTGCAGTAGCAAATTTAATATGGTGTTCTCTATCATTGAAGAAGTAATCTGGCAAGCCTTCACAGAAATTATTTTCTATTTCATTATCAGATAAATTATATTTATAAACACCAAGATTGACTTTGTCAAATTCTATTTCTTCTTCTACTTTTGTAATTGGATTGACAACTTTAATAATTGGATTTCTTTTGGTTTTTTTAGATTTGGTTGTTCCTTTATAAATATTATCTAATAACCATTGTTCAAGGTTTTTTGGCATTTCAGCAATTGGACAATCATTCTGAACAGTGTATGCCCTTTGTTCCCCAGTATCACTTGTGAAATGAGTTCCAGAAGCTACAACATAACCGCCAGTTGATCTAATATCTACATTAGTATCTTTATCAGTAGTTTGTTTAATCAATGGATTGTATTTAAAATATAGATGCCAACCACCACTTCCAGTTCTAACAGTATAAGTATTAAATACATTATAATCAGAACCGAATGCTTGATTGAATAAATTAATATTACCGTCTTCTTCGCCGTCTTTATAGAAATCTAAATCAACAACTGTAATATTATTTAGTTTGCCACAAGGCACACCACAATTAATATTTTGTAAACCTTTATTAGTGTATCTTTTCCATTGAGATTGATATGGATGATAATCAACTGATTTCTTAAAGTAAATTTTATCAACTATACATTTCTTATAATCAAAAGCAACTTCTTTATCATTCTCATCAACATATATAGACCTATTCCATTCATAAGTAGGTAATTTGCTATAATGTTGTGGTTTCATTGTAGGTGTGTGTTGAGGTGCTGTTGTTCTTAACTTAAAACATTTTAGTTTATGTTCAATAGTCATGTTATAATTAACATTCATATTATTTTGATTATCAGTATTATTATTTTTACAATTCATTTTATATTATTAATAATATATAATAATTTATCTTTAAATACCCAATTAATTAATTTAATAAATCAAGATTAATAAAATCAAATTTATATTTCTATCTTATAAAATAGTTCGGATTGGCATAAAATATATATATATTAGTGCCAATCCGAATATTTCTAAAAGTTTAATTTTATCGATAATATTTAAATCAAATTTATTATTTATTATTTAAGTATAAATTATTATATATTACTATAATATATAATGGACGAAGAAAAAATCAACCATATTATTCAACAATATAAATTAAAAAAAGAAAGAGAATATAACAACTATCATAATAAAAATAAACTAAATGAAGATTATATGATTAAAAATAAAGAACGAGCAAAAGCACATTATGAATTGCATTCAGATGATAGAAAAAATAAATATAAAAATAATGCTGAATTTGTTAAAGCAAGAAGTTCATATAATTATTATAAAAAAAATAATAACCTTTCTAAATTTAGAGAGAAATTTCCAGATAAAGTTAAATTGTTAACTGATATGGGGATTATTAAAGGTGTTACAGTTGATTTTAATTAACTTCTGGTTCTGGTTCTATTAATTCTAATTTAACTTCTTTTTTTACTTCTTTATTTTCTTCTGCTAAACTTCTCCGACGAGGTGTTGGAAATTTACCCAATTCTAATTTTTCTTCTTCTATAACTGCTTCAACATCTCTTTCACATTTTAAGCAACATAGATTTATTGTTTTACATTTTGAGCGGAATAGTGTCTTTAAAATTATAGTCATACATGCTGAAAAACCAGCCAATACAGAAACTGAAAATATCATTAATTCTTCCAATGTAAAATCATGCAGTTTTGTCATACTTATTTATTATTTTATATTTTATTTGTTATATGAAATTAATTTCTAAATTTAAGATATATGGATAATGATTTCAAAGATAAAAAACCAAATAATAATATTCTTTTACAGCAAATCATTTTAATGATTGAGGAAATAAGAGAACAAAACAAACTTATCATTGAAGAATTATCATATATCAAACCAGAAATTAAAGATGAACCAAAACCAAAAGGTTGGATCTGGAATTAAAATCAAAAATAACTTCTTTTCAAAATATTCGGATTGGCATAATTTATATATATATTGTTGCCAATCTGAATATTTTGTAAATTTCATTTTTTTAAAATTATTTTTTATTATTTATTATATAATACTAATTATAAAATGACAACTTTCTTTCGTGCTGGTGACAAAGTAAATTTAGAACAAACCGAAGTAGAAATATCTGCTGAAAATGGTGTAAATTTTACTGAAAATAATGTTATAGGGATTTACATTCCTCCGAATATTAAGTTTTTCTCTGGTAAAGATAGTAGATTATCTTTTGATGTAGAACTTGCCCCAGATACAGCTGGTAATTTTGGAGCAACAGCACTTATGCTTGATGGAACTATTGGTGGACAGAGTTTATTTTCTAAATGTCGTATTTATGCTGGTAATCGTGCCCAATTAATTGAGGAACTTGATGATATAGATACATATGTTGCTGTAAAATATTCTTATGAAAGCAATGATAGTATTAGAAATAAAAGAGCAGTAACCGAAGGTTGTTCTGTATGGACACCAGAATGCCGATCTACAACTGGTTGTTTAAAATCCAATCAATCTGATGTAATGACCAATCCTTATTTTGAACAGAGATTTCATGGTGCTGATAGATTAGTTGGTGCTGGTGGTGCTGGTGATGTCCAAACAATTGCTGCCAAGATGCAAAAAGCACATATTGAGATGCCCTTACATATGGGTTGTTTTGCCAATAATAGTAAAGCATTCCCCAATGTTCTTACTGATGGTTTATATGTGGAATTAACTTGTGCCCCAGCAAGAAAAGTAATGAGAACCCTTGATACTGTTAATCAATACCGAGATCTATTTAATAATCCATTATTTAATGGTGCTGGAACTACTACTACTGCTTGGACGAATGCTGGTGCCAATCAAACATTAGTTTTCTTTGAGAAAAGTGTTAATATGCAAATAGATGCCCAGCATTGCCCATTTGTTGTTGGTGAGATTTTAGGTGCTTATGATGCTACTAATGGTGCTGCTGTTGCTTGGGAAGGTGGGGTTGCCCCAGTAATTAGCAATATTACAACAACTGCCAATGAAGTTGTATTAACTGTTACAGCAACTAAACCAGCTGCTGGTTCTGATATAGACCCAGCAACGGCAGAAGTTTGGTTTTATTCTGATAGTTTGGCACAAACTGGTGCTTATAATCCAAAATATACAATTTCTGATATGAAAATGATTGTTCATCGTATTGATGTAGGAAGTGAATATGAAAATGGAATGATGGCAAAAATGAAATCTGGCGGAGTTATAGCATTTGATATTCCAAGTGTTCAATGTCACAAGAACTCTATTCTGGCAGCTGACCGCCAAGCAACCATAAATTTAAATTTAGAACATGCTAAATGTCGGTCAGTAATTTCTGTTCCAACTGATGCGAATATTTATGATGCCCAGAAAAGTATAAATTCAGAGGGAACTTATCAGTATTATGGTGACACTGTTTCAGCATGGTATTCTGACAGCACTGGACTAACTGGGTGTGGTAATCGTCTTAAATCATATAATTATCAACTTAATGGATTACTGGTTCCCAGCCGTGCTGTAAATACATTAAATTCGGCTACTGCTGATGGAGGTATTGACGGCGATGCCATTTTAGAATTAGAGAAAGCACTTCTTGGTGCTAATATTCTTCCACTATCTTTTAAGGATTTTAAAAAGAACTTCTGTATTGGTAGAGTTCTTGCTATGGATAGCAATACTGTTTATGATGGTCGTGGTGTTGATACCAGATTACTATTACAATATGATGGTGCTGCTACTGGTTCTGATGTTCCAACCCTCTGGAAACATTATGTAAGTCATATTAAAACTCTTGAAATAAAAGGTGACGGACTTACTGTCCTCAACTAAATATTACTTTTTAAAATATTCGGATTGCCACTAATATATATATAAAATATGCCAATCCGAATATTTTGAAAAGAAGTTATTTTGATTATTTTTTAAAATTATTTTTTATTTTATATTTTTTATATATTTAATATTATATAAAAATGGCAACTATGAGATACATGGAGATTGCTTGTTCTAACAAGCCCAGTTCTAATAAAATGAGTTTTCGTAAAGGTATTACTGAAATGGTTTTCCAGATACCAGAAATGGAGGCATATGTCATCCCTTCTTCTATCCGAATTTGTGGTAACATCAGAGCATATAAAGATGATGCCAATGGTGATATTTCTACAACCACTGCTAATATGGATGCCAGAACTGGTGTTTATTCTACCTTTAATACTGTAACCACTCGCAGTTTAAGACACCAGACCACGATTGAACAATCCAGACATTTCAATAGATTTATGGCAAGTTATTTGCCTTTATCTACTTCTCTTAATGATACTCAATCTCATCTCAATCAAACTGCATTAACCACTCCAAATCAACAGCAAACTAAAAATGGTATTGTCAATCAATCCAAATCTTCTGGAACTGATTTCTGCCTACCAATACCGACTGGACTTCTCAGCGGAAATTCTGAACTACCTCTCTCATCCCAGTGGGGAGTGGGTGGATTAGAATTATCTATTCAACTTGAAAATGATGCCCAAGTATTTTATTCCCAAACTGGTGTAGTTGCTGCTGATCTTAATCCTTATTATGAAATAGAAAATCCCCATTTGATTTGTGAAATCATGATGCCGGATGAAGCAACCTTATCTAAATTAAAGGCACAAGGTTCTGGTCAGTTAACATATCAAAGTATCAGTTCATATTATGATACAGTCAATTCTACAAATGCCCAGATTAATTTTAATCTTGGACTTGGAAAAGTCCGTTCGGCATTTGTAAATTTTATAGATAGCACCAAACTTAATAATGTTGCTGAAAATGGTTTAGCAACTCTGATGCCAACTCTTGCTACTGGTGTAACTAATGATATTAAACAAGTTCAGTTTTTAAAGGGAGGCACACAGTTCCCAGCATTATTCCCACAGAACAATGTAATTCGTGATAGTCCTAATACATCTGTATGTGATGCTGGATTACTCCGAGATTATATTGATGCTGTTGTTCCATATTCAATGAACCGCAATCTATCTCTTGTTCTTGCCAATGCCAATCGTAATTACCAAGCAGTTATTCAAACTGGTGCTATAAATCCAGCGTATCATTCAATTGCTTCTGGTGGAATTTGCTATGGACTTGGTGTCCGATATGATAGTTTAGGTGGCGGTGGTTCTGATTTCCGTAATGAGAACTGGGGGTTAAATATGACACTCACAAACAATGACGGTTCTGTTGTATCGGCATTCATCTTTGTAAATTCGGAACAGACCTTAGTTTATAACAGCAATGGTGTTCAAGTTGTTTCGTAAGTTTAATTCGTGAAAATAAAAATATATATATAATATAAATGTGTGAACAAGAAATGGATTTTGTAGAATTATTATCAGAAACAATAATGCATAAAATAGAATTCAAAAATAAAAAAGAAATAGAAAACTTTTGTAATGAATTAAAGATAACCTTATTAGATTTTCATGATCCAGATTTTATTTATAGTTCAAGTGAAAGTGAAAGTTCAGAAGACGATGTAGAACCAGAAACGATTGAAGTAGCCACTGATAAGGACGGATTTATGGAAATTGTCCTTTAATCTATTATTTTACCTATATATTAACGTAATAATGCCCATATATAGCGTTTTAATCTGTTATTATGACCTTTTTAATGCTTAAAGAGACATAAAATTATAATTTTATTATGCTTTAAGTGTTATTATCGGTATAAAATAGGTTTAAAGACGTGTTTTATATATATAATAGACACAATATCGGTTTAAAACCGTTATTTAACTATATTTTAACATATATTATTATATATTTTATATATAATGTATCATAAACTATTAATGATTAAATCATTTGACTTACCACCAGATATTATTAAAAAAATAAAGATGGATTATAAATATCAAATGTTAGAAACAAAATTCAGAAATAAATATAACCATTTAGTAAAACATATTCAGTATTATAGTTGGTTAAATAAAAAGATGATTAAAAAAGATAAACAACATATTACTTTATTGAAAACAATTAAAGAGTTTGATTATTATAAAAAAATTAATGTTATAGTTAAATGAAAGAATGGTTGGTTATTGATAAAATTGGTGACCATTTTTATTATGACAGAATTGAAGATATGATACAAGATTTACATTTAACTAAACCACAAATATATAATGCGGTATTACAATCACAAAAACATTATAATAAATATACAACCTATGGATTTTATATTCAAAGATTATATAATGACCCATCAAAACCGATAAAAGTAAAATTTATATTGGATAATTATATATATTATGTTAATGATGATGGCACAACCCAATATGGTGTCTTCGCTGAATTTATTTAACTCTTTCATCTTCCATTACTTCCTTATGCATTTCTGGATCTTTCATAAAAGTTTTGATTATCATTTCTTTCTTCTTTGCCCTCGCTGCTGCTTTATCAACTGGAACTTTCTTTGGTGCCTCACCAGCTTCAACTGCTGCTGGTCGTTTCTTCTTATCTTTAACACCTTTTGTTTTTCTCATAACTTTTTTATTAACATCATCAATAGCATAACCAGCTGCCTCAATTTCTTTTCGGAGTTCTGGTGCTTTCTTTCCCTTTGGATCAATACCCATTAAGTCGTCATACTTCTTAATAATCCTTTTGAGTTCCGAAAGGTTCATCATTTTGTGTTATATTATTAAAAATAAAATAAATGTAATAATATAATTATTAAAAATGTTTATTCATAAAACTCATTCTAAAAAAGATTTGTGTAATATTATTAAAACTTTTAAAATAAATATTGATGAACCAGAAAGTTTTAGAAAAAAAGATTTAATTAAAGAACTTATTTCCCAATTCAAATTTATAGATGAAATTGAACCAGAATTAGAATACTATATGTTTTATAATTTGGTTGATTTAAAAACTTACTTATACAATTGTAATCCAAAGAAATTACTTTCTGTTAAAGAAAAGAATAATGTTATATTAACTTGTAAAAGAATACAACAATATATATTAAATAATTATTCTATACAATTTTCTTCATTTTCTGATATAGATGAATTACATGAGGTTGCTAAATATATTGAACCGTATGGAGACATACCTTCTGTTCGCCGTGCTTGTAAATGTTTAAATAATCACCCTAATAAATTATTCAATTTACAACCTAAAATATCTAAACAAACTGCAAGGGAATTAGAAAAGAAAGCTGAATATAAAAAAAAATATGAAAATAAATTAACTGTTAAATTTGGTAAATATCTTGTATTATTTGATTAATCTAAAATTCTAAAATATTCGGATTGGCGTAAATTATATATATATTAGTGCCAATCCGAATATTTTGAAAAGAAGTTATTTTCTTTTTTTTGATTTTTGTTCTTGTTGTAAAATTTGGTTTACAATATCAAATTTGCCAGTATTATCTTGTTTAGTAACTTTATATATTACAGCACTATTTTCATTTACATTTGCTAATCGTCCATTTGGATCACATATGGCTGTTGTTATAGTTGTTAAAGTTATTGGATTTGTTATTGTGAATGCCATTCCAGCATTTTCTGTAAAATAATAATCTCCATCACCATTCATTTTATCTACAACCCCTAAACAACTTAATTTAATTCCACCAGAATTACCACCAACATATTTATTAGCATCTAAAATATCTGATCTAATTGTGTAATAAGGTCTGGTCATTAGTTTCGGAATTCTCTGTGCTCTTGTTGTTATTGATTGTGTATTCTGAATAATATAAGGTTTATATTTTAAACCATATGCTGCTGTTACATCTATGTTCTGAATTTGGACACACATCGGAGCAGCAATTTGTGTTGAATAATTAATCCCACCCCATACTTGTATTGGATAATCTTTTAAATCTGATACAACTACTTGACAATTTGTTGTGGCATATTTCATAGAAAACATTGTATCTTCACCAACTCTAATCTGTTCGTTGTTTAATAATGAACTGGTTTTTGGATGGAACTGCTCCCATGTAAATCCAAGTATTCCCCAGAATGATTGTTTCCAATATCTCTCTGGACACGTTTTACCTATGTTTAAGAATACACCACAATGAGCATCAAATAAAGAACCTTCTTCAATATTTTGATTAGATACTGCAACAGATGTTACAGCATCATCTAATCTTGTGGCAAATTTACCCCCCTTTTCTAATAATGACATATTTGCTGGTAAATATTCTGGATTATCACCAGAAGTATAAACTAATTTTTGTGGATAATCAACAAAATATGGTTTCATATCTGGTGTATAATCACTATATCTTAATCGTTTATTTATTTTATAACATTCTGTTGCTGCTTGTGCTGAAATTGGTGTATTTGTTACAACTGTTGTTGCTGGATGATTTGCATCGTGTGCTGGTGTAAATACTGTCGTAGTTCTACCAGCATCCCAAGGTTGATTAACATTTTCTGCTGTATGTAATGATTGAAAACCAAAAGAACCAGTTTCTATATTAAAATTTAATGATGGATTATTAGCACCAATATATCTAAAATTTAGATATTCAGTTATTCGTTGATGATTTACATCCCACTTACTTTCACCATCAGTTGAAGGTGTTTTATTCTGAATGGCAAAATCTGAACCAGTATTTACATATGTTGAGAATTGAGGATTATTTTTATTAACCAAAGATGTTGGTGGTCCATATGCCATTCCATTCATACTTGTCATCATAACTTGTCCGAAACTGGTAGCATGTTTATCCCATCCAACTATAACATCATTTACTGGAATTGTGTGACCACCAAGTAAAGCAAAACCGTCAAATAATTCTGGAATATTCCAGCCACCTCCAACAATAGAGGTTGCCAATTCTGGATGAACAACAATTGTATCAATAACATCACCAGTCTCTAATGTTGTGCCAACATTTCTGGTGGCAAATCCATAGCATAAATCATTTGTTCCTTGCATTCCGTCATTATAAATATTTTCTTTTTCTATTTGATATTTAAATCTTATTGGTGCTGATGTAAAAAACTCTTTATTCGCACTGGCATCTCCTTCATAACCATCATCACCCAGAACTGTTGTTCCAGATTTTGTTGATGTCATACAATTCATATGTAAAAATCTATCTTTAAACATTCCAAGTTCATTAGAATAAGGACTTTGTGCCTTGAACAAATCACTCAACATTTTTAAATTTGGTTCATTAAACTGAAATGAAGTTACAAGTGGAACATTTGGATTTGTTTTTGTTATTTGATTTGCTATATACGATTTTACATTTGATGTAACATTTGTATTTGTTGTTATTGTTCCGTCATATTCATGTAATTTTCTTCCAGCAATAAACATCTCTGGTCTTTTTACAAATAAATACTGTGTTGTTCCAATATAATTTATTATAGCTTGTTTTTCTGCTACTGATAAATCATCTGCTTGTGTATCAGCATCTAATTTAAGATGAGCATCTTCTACTAATTTAAATGTTTCATAATCATTTCTACCCATTCCACCACTTTCAATAGGAAAATATGTTTCAGTCGTTGTGGCAGCAAATATTTCGTAAGATTGTTCACCAGCACCATTAAATTCATGATCCCATTTTAAAACTTCTGGTTGTAATATTAATTCACCTTCTGATGTTGTATAATCTACATTTTGTTGTAATTGTTCAGTGATTTGAGCAGCAATATTAGAGGCTGTTGTAAAACCAGCATCAACACTTAACTTTTTTAATTGTATATATTCTACATAATCTGTTGAAGCAATAAAATCAAATAAATATGTTTGATAATCTAACCAGTTCATTGTTTTTGTATTGTCAGTTGGATCAGTTACTTGTGGAGCAGCACTTCTTAATTTATAATTTTGATCTCTCATAAACATAGTAAATCTTTTGTTATTTGTTCTTGGTCTATACCATTGTTCAGTTGTTGTAAAACTTTCAGCTGGTGGTGGAGCATTCCAAAAAGTATTAGGACCACCAGATGTATATAAGAAACTATCACATTCAGCAACTTTAAATTTATATGTTTCTGGAATTCTAAAAAAAGATACACCTTGTTGTTCATCATCTTTTTTCTCAAAAAAAGTAATCATTGGAAATTGGTTTCTGGGATTGTCAGCACCAACACCAGTCGCATCATCAATAGCAAATAAATTATCACCTAAAAATGACATTGTATAATTTCTTGGTTGAAATAAACAACCTTCACCATTATTAGTTTTATAATATCTTTGCTCAACAAAAGTTTCATTATCTTTTATTTGTTTTTTTACTGATGTATTTATTTTTAGACCAGCACCATTATCAACTACTGCTGATGCTCTATGTTGAAAATCTTTTACATTTGCTGTATCTGTAACAATATTTATATTAGTAAATTCTAATTCTTGTTCAACAATTTCTGCTGGATTACCTTGTTCATCATATCCATTATCTGTATAAATAAAATCACCAATAAATTCTACATTCTCACCACCACAACCATCTTCTGAAACAAAAGCATTTAATATTTCTACTGTATCACCAGCACCTAATTTAACACCTTTCCCTAATTTACAAGTAAACACGGCTGGTTGTGTATCATTATTATTTCTACCTTGAATAGATTGAGACCTATTACACTCTATTAATTGAATATCAGCAAAGTCCATATTTAATATATTAATATATATTTAAATTTGGAAATTAAAACACAAAATATAAAAAAGAAATATTACTTTTCAAAATATTCGGATTGGCATTAATATATATACTATTTATGCCAATCTGAATATTTTTAAAAGAAGTAATTTACGAATAGAAGGTGCTCAATTGTCCATTTTCTAATCTGGCAAATCGGAGGATTTCTAACCAGACACGCTGTTCAGTATCAGTGGCAGTGCCAGAACCGTCATCAGCAATAAATTGTGTATGTAAATCAATACCTCTGCTATCAAGCCGTTGTCCATCAATAATTTTAAAACCTTGCCAGAAGTTTTTACATTGTAAATTGCTACGCTGTTCTTTTGCCATGAAGTTATGTGCTGCTAATGCTACAATGGTTAAACCTTCACCACAATATGCTTCACGAGATACATATGCTGGTGCTCCTTCCGTGCTTGTTAGATGATGATAATGAGTTGCCGAATTTACAACCGACTGGGGATAAAGAAATTCATTATTGTAAAATAAATTACTGGTCAGTTTAGTTCTGCCACCATCAGCACCATCTGGCGTGGGACCAAGAGCAGTGTATTTACCAAGCAGATTTTTAGAAAGTCCAATAGTATCTGGCGGACCAAACTGGGCAAAGGTTTTAAGAACTTGCATTCCGTTACCACCAACATTTCTTACAAGGGCGGTGCCAGCAGTTGTTGCCGTAACAGTATTTTTAGATAAACGATAATCAATGTAACTGAAACTTAAATCATTATTTTTCTGGCGGTAATCTTCCATAAAATCTGAACCATAAAATAAATAATCAGCATATATTTGCTGGGAAATAACTGGGAAAACACTATTGGGATTGGCAGCATCAGCATCAGTTTGGGAACACATACGAGCATTGGATACAAGGTCTGCCCAATAAATTTCAATCTGGACACGAGGCATCATGAATAAAGGAAGCTGATTGCCAGATTTAAGATAAGGAAATAGATCATGAAGTGATAGTGAAAATGAACTTTCTTTATCGTTAAGTAAATGTTCTTCAACAGAAAGACCTTGACGAACAAAACCAGTTGTAATACCACCACCAGCACGAATATCATAATCACGATGATTAGATAAACCATATCCACCAGCATTTTGACCATTGCCAGATGTGAAAACTTGTTCATAAGACATCTGTCGTCCAGTTTTATATTGCTCTCTTTCTTTATTAGCAGAGTTAGATACAAATTGTGATTTACAAGCTAATAGTTCATTGAGATCGTCAGTTTCACAAATGGTTGTGCCATCCGCAGTTTTAAGAACAGCACGACGGATTAGAGAATATAGACCATTATTTACAAATGGAAAAGAACTGGCAGCAATACCAGCAGTTCCAGATTTCTTTACTTTAATAACTAACTGGGAATTTGGATGAAGAAAACCTTTTGGTTGTAACTCAAATCTGGAAAAGCCACGCCCATCAGCACCACCACCAGTAATAACTGGATCTAACACATCAGTGGTGAATTGAAGTGCCGTTGATACTGGCATAGATTTAATATTAAGAAGGGATGGACGATTATCAGCCATTTTGTTTTTATAATCTATATAATAAATTATTTTAAAAATTTAGATTATCAAAAAATCGTTTAATAATACAAAATAAAAATATATGTTAATGTATAGATGAATAATATAAAAAAACAAGATTTACAATTTGGATTTTCTAATGAAGCAAGAGTTCAACCAATATTAGAGTTAACATTTGGACAATTAATTAATAATAATATTAAGAATAAATATCATCCCATTGATTTTAAGAATAACAAATATGCTGTTGAATATAAAAGACGAAGAATAAAATTTGGACAATACCCAACTCTTATGGTTAATATAAGTAAAATAAATAAAGGTAATGAATATGTTGAAAGAAATAAAAGAGTATTTTATATTTGGGAATGCAACGATGATATGTATTACTGGGAATTAAATAATGACCAATGGACTGATGGAAAAGGTGGAACAAGCCGAAGAGGTAGAGATGAATATGTTGATGTTGCATATATAGAAAATAAATATATCAAAAAATTATCTTCTTTAATATTATAATAATGCCATTAGATAAAAACGGAAAAGAAATTTTATATATTCCATTCAAAAATAAAACTAATTCAAAATTTAAATATTTTGTTTACGTAAAGTCTGACAATAAAAAAGGTTTTAAGAAAATTGGGTTTGGTCATAAAGATTATCCAGATTGGAGGTCTGGAACAGCAACAAAAGAACAACGGAAATCTTACAGAGCAAGAGCATCTGGTATTAAAAATAAACAAGGTCAATTAACATATAAATTAAAAGACACTAAAAACTATTGGAGTTATAATTATTTATGGTGAAATCAAAATTTACAAAATATTCGGATTGGCACTAATATATATATAAATTATGCCAATCCGATTATTTCTCATTTTTTAGAATTATTATACAATAAATTATTATTGATAAATATATCATAAGAGACAAATAATTCAATATATCTAATATAATCATACATTATATTATATTTATTATTCTTCTTGTTTTTCTTTAACATAAACTTTATTCATTGTTTCTACACTATGCCCAGTTATCTTCGACATTTCCTTTTGTTCTTTTTTTAAATCACTGAATTTAGAACTCAATACAATCTTTCTCAACATCGTGGTGGAGATTGATTTATCTAAATATTTTTTAGATGTTTTAATAAATAATTGTGATAAAGCATTTCTGGATAATGGTGTCCCAGTGGTTGATGTAAACAATACATCACCATTTTTTAATCCATTTACTTTAATATAAAACCTTAATAATTTCTCTAAATCTTTTGGAATATCAATATCTAATTCTTTATATTTGGCAGAAGTTTTAAATTGATTTAATACAAAAAACATTTTATTTTTTTCAACAACTAAATAGTTATTTTCTTTCTTTTCAGCTTCACTTAATTTATTATATAATCTCTTGGTTGTGATTGACATTTCGCTGACATCATTTCTGAGTGGCAGACGACTATAAATACTAAATAATAAATAAACTTGTATAAGCATTTTTTCTTTTGGTGCCAAATTTTCTTTTGACTTTAATTTTTTATCTTTGATCTCTTTTTCCATTTCAGAAATCATCTTTTGTATTTCAGATAATTCAACAAAATTTTCTTTTTGTTTATCAGAAATTACACCAGTAGCATTATCATCTTGATATTTTTTATTTCCTTCATCTCTAATTTCATTATATTTCTCAATGGTTTTATCATTGTCACCTTTATCATTCAATGCCATTAATAAAATAATAATACTATTAAAATAATTTCTTTGAGATGTATAATGTAAATGTGAAATTTTCTTTTTCACTGCTTCAATATCATCCAAAAACTTCCAGTCATCTGTATCAAACATCTTCTGTAACTTATTTAAATTGCTTTGATACATGTTGACAGTGCTTTCTTTTGCATTGGGTCTTGCTTTTGAAATAACCTCTTTTATGTTCATTGTTTATATAATATAAGATTTTTATTTTAAATATTAAACTTATTTTAAAAAACTTCTTTTCAGAATATTCGGATTGGCACTAATATATATACTATTTACGCCAATCCGAATATTTTAAAAAGAAGTTATTTTAAAAATTTCTTACAGCAGATTGTGAAACTTGGGCGATAGAACCTCTGCCAGATAAATTACGGTTTCCAGCAGCACTGGCACTTTGAACAGCAACATTGCTTGCTTGGGCATCAGATGCTTGTTTTGCTTTATCGGTTGCTAATTGAGTTGTTGTTGTTGATTGGGCTTTTTTATCTTGTTCATATTTTCCATAATCATCCATGAGATCACCAGCAAGTGCCATAGCACCGCCACCAAGTTCTACACCAAGTGCTGCTATATCTGAAATTCCAAATGTAACTGGTCCAGCGAGTGCCAATCCAGAACCAATTGTTGCTGCTATATCTCCACCCTCTTTTAATAAATTTCCAGTTTTCTCCCATCCACCAACACCTTCTAAACTATGAGTTTTTCCAAAAACAGATTTACCTTCTTCATAAGATTGATCAAGAAGAAATCCAGCATTGGCTATTGGTCCTAAAACTTTTGCTGCTTTCCCAATAGTTGATACAGTTTTTAATGCTGCCCCACCAACTGCCCCAGAAAATCCACCGAGAGATGAAGCTGCTTTAATTCCAACTTCATCAACACCACCACCAGCAATAGCCTCAGCGTGTTCAGATGAACCAATTAAATTTGCTGCTGTTGAAGTGCCAGATGATTTAGGAACAGAACTTTCTACTGCTCTTTCTATTGCTGGTGCTTCTGCTGGTGCTTCTGCTACTCTTGGTGCTTCTTCTACTGGTGCTGGTGCTTCTGCTACTCTTGGTGCTGGTGCTCCACTAAAATCTCTTCCACCTAATCCTCTTTCAGCAATACCATTTGCCCAACCAGCCCCCAATCGTCCAAGTGTTGCTCCATTTTCGTCAACATCTTCTAAACCACCTTGAACATTAGATAGATCTAAAACACCTCTATTTAAATTAAATGCTGACGCAATACCTTTTCTGAATGTTGCTGCTATTCCTCGTTGTCCAATTGTTTCAGTTCCAGTAAGCATATCACCACCAGTTCCTAAACCAAGATTAGATATTACACCAGTTGTGCCAACTCTGGTTGTTGATAATGGAACTAAATCTGATGTATCTCTGGCAATATCTACATCTGCTGATACTGTATTAGAAACTACTTGTTCAGAAGGGTCATTAAAAACTTCATCAGAAAATTCACCACCTCGTCCTAAATCTCTTTCATCTATTAATCCATCTGGATTTTCAACTCGTTCTGCTACATTTACTTGTCTTAACGTGCTTGGTCGTCCAGCAGTTCCTAATACAGCTGGTTGAGCAACGCCTTCACCTTCTTGAATAAATTGTGCTCTCTTTGCTAATCGTGCTGCTCTTATTCTTAATTTAGATGCTGTCATAGGTAATCCATCATTATCTAATTCTGTTGGTGCTTCCACTGGTTCTTCTGCTGGTGCTGGTGCTGGTCTATTTTCATTTTCTATTTCAGATGCCCTTGCTACTATTTGTGAATTTGCTGTTCTACCAGCAGATGTTGATACAGATGCTGCTGCTGGTCCATAAGATGAACCAGAATTAATATCTGTTGCTAAACTAACTGCTCTATCAATATTAGAACCCAATGCTTTTGATACTGACCTTTGATTAGCAAATTTACCAGTTAATCTAACAAAACCTTTTAAATCACCTTTATCTGTTACATCTACTAAACTTTGTGCTTTTGATATTTCTGAACTATCACCACTTGCAGTTGCTAATTTTAAATGTTGTTCAGCAATTCTTTTTGCTTTTCCTAACTGATTACCAGCGTCTCTCAATCCTTTACCAACCGCTGCTACACCACCAATCCCAACAGCAGTTCCACCACCTTGTGTGATTTCATCAGTCAGTGTTTGATTATTTGCTGTGGTTACATTTGTAATATCTGTATCTATTCCAACTTGATCTTTTTTAACTTTTTTTGCATCATAAGAAGCTAATAAACCAGTATTAATTGAATTGTAAGAATTATTTGCTAATGCTGAACCAAAATTCAGAGCATTTGCTTGTTCTACTCCATTGCTAAATCCGTAAAAGTCCATTTTATATATTATATATTATTTTATTTCATGTATCATTATTATCATTTTTTTCATCAAATGGCACTTCATCAACTTTTTGTTTTGGTATTAGTGATTTATCACCTTGACCAATTAGTGTCTCAAACCGATTATAAAAATTTGCTGGGTTTTGTTGAGCATCAATATATAAAAATGAATATGGTTCTGAATTAATTGAATAATTATAATAATCTAAAAACTGTTCTGGTGACCCAGCCAAATCAGAATATTCTTCAACTATTTTTGCCAGTTCACCTTTCTTACCAGCAGATTGCTGCCGAAAAATAAGTATGTTTTGAGCATTGGATCTTATAATTGGACTAATTGCTCTGAAACTTTGAACAGCGATTATAATACTTGTTTCAATGTGACGAAAACGGCTTGCTAAAAAACTAATAGAATTATTTTTCTTAAAATCTTTATTAATAATATCATCAAATACCAAAAGTGCTGTGCTCATATCTTCTCGTTTTTGTTTCTTTTGACCTTCAATAAATTTGTCAATGTAACTATCTTTGTATCCATCTTCAACATCAAATACGTCCATAAGATATTTTCCCTTTGGGTCGTTATAAATACTATTTGAATAAATTTTAACTATATCCCAATAATCGTCCCCATACATCTCTTCGTCTCTTAACAGTCCTACAAGGGCATTCGTCTTTCCAGAGCGGACTGAACCACAAAATAAACATAGGAATGGGGGGGCTGGTAAGTGCGGATGTATGTCACCATATTTAGATTTATCTTCTAAATCAATAACTTTTTTAACTTTGGGACCATTCATTGTTTATATATATAATATAATATTTTTTATGTTTTAATTAAACTTATATTTTTAATGTGTTTATTTGTTTTACAATGTCTTGATTTATGATTTAGATTTGTTTTACAATTACAATATTCACAATACCAAAATTGTTTGTTTTCCCTTTTATTTTGATTAATAGTATCTTTATTTTTATAATACCAAGCGAGTGATGATTTATTTTCTTTTTCTTTATTAATAATATTAGACCTATATTTTGCGTGTGATTTTTTAGCATCCATATTATATTTAATTTTATTAACACAATCAAAATTTTGAATATAATATATCTCTCTTTCTTTTGCTTCTTCTTCGCTTAAATTATCTTCTAATATAAAATATGTTGAGTTATAAAGATTTAATTGACTACTACTACATTTTCCATTATGATTTCTGTAATCACAAATATGATTACAAAACCTTCTGGTCATTGTATTTTTAGTTTTACCATAATAACATAAATCATTAATATCCTCAATTTTATAAATTTTAAACATTCTCTTTACTTATTATATATTTTACTTTTTAAATACTACAACCTCCATTTTATTTATATATATAATATAATATTTTTTCAGAATAAAAACCTAAATAATAAATAACAACTTCACCAGAAATAATAC